TGTAAGATAGTTGAGAAGATTATTTATTTAGAATCAAAATTCAACAAATAAGTTATGAACACAAAACACACATCAGAATTAGTATCAGATTTTCAGGTAAAATTATCAAATCGTAAAAAAGAACTTTATGAGCTTTTAGATAGTTTTGATATAAACGATGATAAAGAAAAAATTCTTTATGAGTTTACCATTGAAGAAATTGAGAAAGTAAGTAAATTAATTAAAGCAACAACAAAAATAGTATAATAAGTTATGAACAAAATTACAAAAGAACAACTAGCTGATGCATTATTACATCAACACAATATGCATGTGAGAATGTATAAAACAATTAAATTAGTTCCAAATTGGAATGGTGTTGATTTAGTATTAGTACAAAGAGTGTATGATAGTAAACTATATGTACACACATTTATTGTACTTACTGATAATTGGATAAGTGACTGTGGTAAGTATATTCAACCATTTACATTAAAGGAATTAATAAAGAAATAAGTTATGGAAAAAACAATTGAAGAAAGGTTATTATCGTTGGAGAGACAGTTTACTGCTCTCCTTCGTTGTTTGGATAAGGATATGCACGATAGAATGTTTGAGGAAAAGTTAGTGATGAGAAAGGAAGATGGTAAACAATATAAGGTACAATTCCTTATTGAAACTGATAAGGGTACTAAACCTATTACAATAGATGATGTATGGGCTTGGAGTGAGAAGGATGCTATCTTTGTTGCTAGTGTATTACATATCCAACCTAATATGGATAGATTACAGGCAGAAGGTAAGATACGATTCTACAAAATAATCAATAGCAAAATTTGGTAATATGAAAAATTCTTCGTATATTTGTATTCACAGTTGTAGGGAATGTTCATAATNNTTGCTAGTGTACTACATATCCAACCTAATATGGATAGATTACAGGCAGAAGGTAAGATACGATTCTACAAAATTATTAATAAAAAGATTTGGTAATATCAAAATTATTTCGTATCTTTACAATGTTTTTAATAGCTCTTGTTATATCCTACGGGGAAAGTCCTAAAAAAACTTTCCCTTTTTTTAACGTTTGGGTAAACTACTAGCTATTTATATAAAAGGAGAACAAACTATGGCAAAAAACTACAAACAAGTGAATGATGAGAAACAATCATTCATAATCTACAAAAGCTGGGAAGAAGCTTTTTTAATTTTATCAAATGAAGAACAGGCTCAGATGTTTAGGAATTTATTCTTATGGCATCGTAATGAAGAACCTATCTTAAACACACCATCACTTAAATTGGTTTGGAAACTAATTGAATTCAATCTTATTAAGAATGCTGAAAACTATGATAAGAGAAGTGAAACATCTGCTATAAATGGTGGAAAGGGTGGTGCACCTAAAGGTAATAAGAATGCACTAAAACAAAAGTATGATGAATTCAATCAACCTAATCAACCTAATTCAACCTATAACAACCCTAATGACAATGGTAATGGGAATGACAGGGTATATGTAGATGAGTATGATAAAGATAGTGACAAGGTAGATGGTAAAGTGTATGGTAAGGGAGAGCTTAATAAAGATTTTGATGAAATACAACAAATAGTAAACAATTAATAAGTTATGAATTATCAAAGTTTATTTGAAAAGTACTTAATGACTAAAGAAGAAAATAAACAAATCCAAACTCCTGCTTCAAGTTCTATTGATATTTTAGAACCAAAGAAAATGTTAGGTAAGAGTGGAATATCAGAAGAAGAATTTGATATGATTTTTGAAGAAATAATAAAAACAAAATTATGATAAAAGTAGAAAAAGAAAGAGATAGAGTATTCATTACAATAACTTCTCAATTAGACCGTGAGGACGTGTATCAATTGGTATCAGACCTAAACCAATGGTTAGAAGATACAGTTCAGAAACCAAAGTTTCATAACAAAGCACATGAAGAAGCTTATGAACAGGCACAATCTAAATTAAGATTAGAAAAAGAGCTTAGAAGATGTTTTGTAGACGTGTTGGATACAGAATATATTCAGAGAGAACTAACTCTATATCAGTTAGACCCAATCAATAAAGAAGTTATTACAAAAACAAAAAAGTTAAAAGATGAAAAAAGAAAATAAAGATTACAATTTGGAAGAACTTCTAAAGAAATCTCCAATGGATATAACGCATGATGAGATGATGTTTGTATTAGAAAATATGGATGTAGAATCTATTACAGCAGCAGCGATGGAAAAACAAAATTTACAAATTAAAAAAGCAAGTGAAGAAAATTAATATATTTTTATATACGATTGTTAAAGTATTGCTGGGTAACTTATTATTTAAATTGCCATTTACTTGTACGTTCTCCACCCAGCATTTGTTTATACCCTATATAAACAACGGGACTGTGTTTCTACGCAGTCCCATTTTTATGTCTAAAATTTAATTTCTATATACTTATTAATATACTAAACTACTAATAAATGGCAAAATCAAAAGAACAAATTGTAGAGTTAAGACCAGTACGATATAATAATCGTTATTGGATTTCTGACTTAGGTAAGATTTATTACAACACTAAATGTTGGAGAAACCCAAAAGGTGAGATGAAAGAATTAATTCCTTCACACAATCCTTCAGGTTATCTTTACTATAAACTTTCAGTAGGTAAATGTAAATACGATTATTTAAGAGGGCACCGAATAGTGTGGGAAGCATTCAATGGTAAGATACCAGCCGGCTTAGAGATTGACCACATTGATAGAGATAGACACAACAATATCCTTACTAATTTAAGATTGGTAACTCATTCAGAGAATTGCTTAAACCAAAAAAGAAAACAAAAAAAATAATATGAAAACAATAATAGAAGTTGGCGGAAACGATGGTGGACATTCAGTACAATATGCAAATGCATGTGATGTATTGTATATATTTGAACCAATACCTTATTTAGCATCTAAATTAAAAGGTATGTTTGAATGGAATCCAAACGTAAAGATAATTCAGAAAGCAGTATCTGATTTCAATGGTAAAGCAAGATTCGGTATATCAGGTCCTAATTACAATTGGAGTTTAGGATGTAGTTCACTAAATGAATTCAATCCTAATATAAATGAATTGTGGCCTGGCAGACGTGATTTTAATATGATTGAATACATTGATGTAGATGTAATTCGTTTAGATGATTTCATTAGAGAAGAAGGAATTCAATCAGTAGAGTTCTTACACATTGATGCGCAAGGTTCTGATTTAAAAGTATTACAATCATTAGGAACGGAAGTACATAAAGTAAAAGCCGGCAGATGTGAAGCAGCAAATACTGTGGAACTTTATAAAGATGTGGACAATTCAGCAAATTCAATTATGAAGCATCTAAACTTAAATGGTTATTATGTAAAGACAATCTTCAATCACTTTGGAGACCAGATTAAAATTGAAGATTTACCTAACTCAACCGAAGAAGTGGATATATGGTTTGAGAGTATTACATTATTTGAACACACAACAAAATAATAGAGATATGAAATGGATTAAGATAGGTGATTGGGTTGAAGCTCTAATTCACGTAATAACATTCGGATTCGGAGAAAAAATAGCGCTATTTGTTGCAAGGACTTTCTTTAATTCTGATTCATGTGGATGTTGTGAAAGAAAGCAATGGCTCAATCGCCTAACTAATCCTACTTATGATGGAGAATGTAATGGAATTAAATTTTAATAATATGTCAGAACAAATACAATCAGGTCCACCTGTAAACCAATCAAAGTATCATCCTTTGAATTTAGAAGAATTTCAAAAGTTACAAAAAGATTTAGAAGAAATTAAAGCATTTTTACCTGAACACTTAATGAGTCCATTTTGGAGTTTGTGTAATCGTATAAGAGGTGAAAGAATTAATCAACCATGCAGTTGTAAATCATCTGCTAGATTATGGGGAACTTGTGTTGAAGACTTAAGAAAATTTGTAGCAGATAAAAGTGAATAAGGTACAATCAGAAAATAATAGAAGATTAGAGATACTATACAAACAATCACATAGTTGGTTAATCGCTGTTGCTTTTAATCTATCAAAGGATAAAGAAGTAGCAGAAGAATTAGTTGGTGAACTCTATTTGTATTTAGCAGAGAAATGTAATCCATCTCTTTGGTATTTGAATTCATTTAATCTTATGTATGCACACGCTTTCATTCGTTCACGTTTCTTTAATAAAACTAAATCGGACAAAAGATATGACATTAGAGAAGTTAGCATCAGAAATAGGAATATCCAAATCCACAGCCTTCTTACAAACAAAGAAAGCTAAGTTACATTTAAGAGATGTAATTAAGAATCCTTTTAAATACCCACCAGATTAACAGAAACACCCCAAATTTCACACATCTACTACAAAGCTTAGTAAGTGTGTTAAAATTATATAGAAGTGATTAAATAACACCAAATAACGATGGCATTTCAACCAGGCAATAAATTAAGTAAAGGGCGCCCGAAAGGAGCAATCAATCGTTCAACCGAAATGATGAAACTCTCAATAGCTCGTGCTACCAATAGGGTATTAGACCAACTTCCAACTATAATGGAAGAAATGGTGAAGAAAGACCCAAAGAGTGCAGTGGATTTAGCATTAAAGATGTTAGAGTTCCACATGCCTAAAATGAGTAGAGTAGAACTGAAAGGTGAGATAGAACAAAGAATTCAGCAGATTTCAGTAAACATAACACAAAAAGGAGTAGATGAATCTGGAAGTTAATACAACAGTCACATACCAACACCAAAACGATTCACCATCAAGAATAACAATTCACTATGGTGGAACAAGGAGTGGAAAGACATACGCTTTAATTCAATGGATTATTGTAAAGTGTTTGGAAAGCAAAGAAGATGTGACAATAGTAAGAAAGACCATACCATCCCTAAAGAGAACCTTAATGAAAGATTTTAAGGATATAATGATAGAGATGGGTATATGGAATGAAAACGATTTCAACATATCAGATAGAGTATATAAGTTCTATACTGAATCAGAAATCAAATTCGTATCAACAGATGATCCTGATAAATTGAGAGGATTAAAGAGTAGCATTCTATGGTTAGATGAAGCGAATGAGATAGATGAGGAATCCTTCTTCCAATTGCAGATACGTTGTACAGGCCCTATTGTATTGAGTTTAAACCCTACTATATCTCCACACCATTGGATAAGAGGATTGGAGAATGCAACACAATACTTTACAACATTTAAAAACAACCCATATCTTAATAAAGAGTTAGTAGATGCAATCAAAGCATTAGAAAGAACAAACCCTAAAGCATGGAGAACATATGGATTAGGTGAGTTCGTACAAAACGATAAAGCAGTATTTCAATTCAATGTAGTAGATTGGATGCCTGATGATGCTGAGTTCCTTTGTATAGGAATAGATTTTGGATTTAGTAATGACCCTACTGCTATTGTATCAATATTCAAAAAGGATAGAGAAATCTATTTGGTTGAGAATTGTTATGAAAGAGGATTGGTAA